CAGTTAACACCATTGAGGTTGTGATTGATGAGTATCGAGCCAAGCAACGTCGCAAGAATATGCAACTTCTGCTGGAGCAATATGAAGACTTCGAGGCAGACGACGAAGAAGATTAAACTTCTAGGTCTATGCCCAACGGCGTAGATGGTTAACCCCTAGAAACTTTCTGGTACATGAGCACGACTTATTGTCACCAAGTGTAGAGGTCCGTCGTGGGATTAAAGCCACCAGAAACGACAAAAGACCCCCTCGCCATAGCAGAGATGCTAGGGTAAGGGGGTTTCTTGTTTTAAAACAGCCTTCTAAGGCTTATATGGGCTACTTCTTGGTGCCTAGTCCAAAGGCATCGTCATGCTTATCTGCCCATTTGATGGCAGGAGCCACCAGGGCTGCAATTAGGGCTGAATACTGTGGTGCTAGGTCAGTAAGGAGTTGAACTCCAGAGAACACAGCAACTGCTGCTACTGCTGTAGCCCAAGCCTTGATAGCCTTGACACGTGCTGGTGTGAGGTACTTCTTCATTTTGTCTCCTTCTTAGGTAGTTTCTTTACTGCCGACTTGACCTTGTTGGTTATAGTCGCTTTACCCAACCAAGGGAACCAAGGGGAAGAGTCTTTCCCAAAGCCATTATTGATTGAGATATGTAAATGCTTATTGTGGGCGTTAAGCCCGCTGTATCGTTGCTCGCCGTTCTTGGCGGACCAAATCTTTCCTCTGAAGATTAAGTACTTGACTCGCTTATCTGTCTTCAGTTTATCGTAAAGGTCGAAGCAATCAATGCCATTATCAGGGTCGTGGGTAAGGTCTACTGCGTAACCTGTATTGTGGTCCGAATTAGGGCTTGCAACACGATGAGCAGCAGATGGGAGTAACCCATCCGATGCTCTCTTGCGCTTGGGTCTCAGGGCTGTTGCCTGTCTCAATACTGATATAGCAGCAGGAGTCGCTGTCTTTGCGAATTTCAATTTTCGTGCTCCTTTACATGTTGTTCAAACTTTCCTTCTAGGTTGGCTACCTTTACCTTGATGTCAATCTGGTCAGCCCTAATCTCCTTGAGGAGAGGGTGCATTTCCTTCTTGATATAATCGTTCATGGATGAGCCACTATTTGGGGTTGTCTCATACTTGATTGCCTTGGTGTCTTTGGCAACCTCACGTACCTCGTTACGAATGACCCAGCGAATAAGCGCCAGACATGTGCCGAGGATTGCGATAATCCCAATGGTTTGTTCGATAGACATTATACAGTTCTAATCCTAATCTCAATTACGCCACCTTGACCATCAAAGCGTTTGTCTGGTGGAGTCATGCGTGAGTAGGTAATCTGCTCGATTACGCATTGACGTGATTCACCCGTACTTAGGTCCTGCCAAATTACTACGTCTCCATTTTCTTCAACTGCCTCAAGGGCGCGAAGACGTGCATCTGCTCTACCTTCATAGCCAACCATTGTGTTGTATCTATCTGTCTCGGTATCGTAACAGAATACTGGAAACTGCAGGACCCTTTGGCGTGGAGTGGCGATTGTAGCCTTAGCCTGCCAACCCTCTAGGATTGGTCCCGTAGATGGACTGATTGCACTACGTGTAAAAGAAAACTTGTATGATACATATTCTTGCGGTGTTTCTGGTTGAGTAGTTCCAACTTCTACTGCGTTAACTCCAGATTCATATGTGATGTGGTCGTAAATAGTTCCGTCTTTATCAACCGTCTCAAGCGTAAGACTACCATCCGTGAATGTGCCACGTGCCAATAGACGCTTAAAGTTCTTAGGCTCGAGCGTGCTATAGCGAATTTTGCCAGTAGTGATATAGCCAGTAGGGACTAACTCTGTAACGTTTTCGCGGTAAACATGCCCCTCTTGACCAACAATGTTATTGGTTGCAAATGCAACACGGTCTGTACCATTCAAAAATGCACATGCTGTAGTCTGATGACCAGAGACACCAGGATAATAGACATCGTTAGCGTAAGCAAAACGTAGTTGTTCTAACTCATTGCCTAGGTCAATACGGATGACACCTGGCTCACCATCAACACCAGTAGCACACCATAAGTAAGTATCCCTAGCAGCGAAATCGTAGCACGGCTGCGCTGTCTTCACCATGAGTGGTCCATAACTAAGCGCCCCGTCTGCTTCTGAGATTACAGCAATACGGATACCCTTATCAGTGCCAATTGCGATACGACCAAGGTAATGGTAAATCTTGTAAATTTTTTCACCCTCTGGCATTTCTGCTGATGTAATAGCAGACGTTAGGGTTGGCATTGTTCCGTTACTTGCTAGCGTAAACTTTGCGATAGATGAGCGGCTTCCATTAAAACCAGACACATAGATTGCTGGACCTGATTCCGCTACACTAGTATAAGTATAAGATGCAGTTGGATGTGTATATACTGGAGTTGGCAACGCGGTTGCCGCTGTTGAGAACTCGTATACTTTGTTGTTAATGCATGCTACAATACGTTCCTTGACGAATGCCATTACGGCATTAGTTACTATCAATCCAGATTCACGGAACATCAAAGTTCCAGGAGTGGTTGAGTCTAGCGTAAGGTCTTTTTTGTAGGCTGCTAATTTATTAACACCAGCGCTTACTTCATTAGTAATCCAGTATGCTGTAGTACCATCATTGCAGATAGCGAATACCTGTGTATCTGTACCAGCAATGTAATCTACAAAATGAGTTACAGTTCCGTCGGCTGCAATCTTGTCAACGTCGTACTCATCGTGGAGTAGAACTCCGTCAGTAGTACCCCACTTTATAGAATACATGCTTTGGTTAGGTCGTGTATTATTCCTGATTGAACCAGTAGTTACATGGTTCTCTGCTATAGACTTTAGGAGTGTAGCCTTTCCTTTATTCCATACATTAATACCCTTGCTATCGGCAAAACGGTAATAACCATTTTCATCGTTAGTTTGGGGGTCATAGAAGTTAATTCCTGTGCCAGAGTGGAATGACGACTGTGAACGAAGCCACCAACCACTTAGAGATTGCTCTCCTGGTTCTGCGCCATTATCAAACTGGTCCTTACGAAAGGGTGCGGTTTGACGCAGGTATGGACGTGCATCATTAATTGCATAAATAAATGGGAGTCCACCTAGCGCTACATCGTAGGCTACATCTGTATTAGACCAGAGTGAGCCAGATGATACAATGCCAATATCTGCGGAAACGTCATAGACCCCACCGCCTTCTGTTATGTCGCGACCAGCCACGTTACTCCTTAGATAGAAAAATTAGTTGGACAGTTTGAATCCATGTCCAGGGATAAGTTGTTATTCTGTTACGCTAATCCAAGTGTCATTGTCTGAATCTACAATGTCTTCAACGACAAGTGGAGTTAGGTCCGAGTGAGTCACCAGCGTTGTCGCTGTGCTGCCAAGGTTGGCTAAGTCACGTGCTTTAGTCATTATACTTCCTTTTCTTAGTTAAAGTAATTAAATTATTCATTACATGCCATATACATCTATGATGTATGTAAACCCTGAGTTCATTCCAGCAAGTTGAATTGATGAAATTACCGCACTAGAGTCAAAGAAGTTGCTATAAATAAGTGATGCGGTTGACCTAGTAGACATTTGATTTACACCCTTACCCACTGTTGTTTTATTTGGTGTATTAATAACAAAATTATTTGTTGAAAATACGTTACAGGTTTGAAGATTTAAGGAGGTTTGCGCAATAGTGTTTACATAATAAACTGCTCCTGTATTGTTATTAAATGTCATACTTCCAATAGCGCCAGAGTTGAGACCAGTTCGTACTGTAATATTTATAACTAATTGATTTTTTGTATTTGTTGCTACGGGTATATTTAATGAAGTAACGCCAGTTATGGCTTGGGAATAGTACAAGGTTGAAGTTGCTGGCGATGTCCATGATGTAGTAGCGCCATTGCTTGTTAAAACTTGCCCGTTAGTTCCGTTAGTTCCACCAGCAGTCAATGAGCCAGTTAGGGTCATTTGATTTGCTGTAAATTGTTGCAAGGTACTAGTGACAGCACCTGAATTAATTGCTGTTACACCAATATATGGTGTTAGGTATGCAGGTGCTGGAGTATTCCAACGCACTCCGCCACCATAAGCCTGTACAACTTGCCCTGGTGTTCCAGCAGAACCATTAATAGTAAGATTCCCAGCAGTTGCAATATTTGTTGTTCCATATTGAACTGCTGCATAGGTTTCAAAAGCGTTAACAGGACCATCTGTCGCTGTCCATGCTATACCATCTGCCGAATAAGCAAAAGCATTTGTGGGTGTTGATGCTGCATCTGATACAGCGGCAAATCTCCCATTTCCGTATGTGACACCACCCCAGGCTTGCACCGATGGAAGTGTACCCGCGGTCCAGGAGATACCATCTGATGAATACGCAACTGTAGAAGAGTTTTCTGCAATAGCAACATATGTATTATTACCCCATGCAATAGAGGTCCAGTTGGCAGCGGAAGGCATGGTCATTGTTGACCAAGTGCTACCGTTTGTTGAGGTCATACCTGTTGCAGAACCTCTAACTATGGCTACAAATTTATCACCATATACTAAATCTTTAATATATCCATTAATTGGGATAGTTATATTCGACCAGGTGGTACCATTAGTTGATACTGAACCTGTTGTATAAAATGCAGAGATAGATACAAATGTTCCTGCACCATATGCTACATAGTCACCAGGTTGTGGATTTGTGCGAATTGTCCAAGAAAGACCGTTTGTTGATGTGGCAACGTTATCAACACCATCATTACCTACTGCAACAAATGTTCCTGCGCCGTAAGCAATATCTTTGTAACCAGTAGGGTTGCCCATATTAACACCAGTCCAGGAAAGACCATCTGTTGACACAGCGCTTGTATTTGAATTTGATTGCAATGCGATAAAGGTGCTATTTCCATAAGCCAACCTGTTCCAACTTGCAGACGAAGGCAAAGTACCCTGAGCCCACAGTACTCCATCATTGGAGTATCCTGTCTTGTTTCCGTAAAGACATACAGCAACAAATGTAGGTGTAGGGGCTACGGGTTCCTGTAATGACAACTGATTTATTGTTAAATTGTCAAGCGTTGAAACTGTTGAACCTGATGGAATTGAGGTTGTACCAATTGTTGGAGCAGAATATCCAGATACAGAAGACCATTTAAGTCCAGTAGCGGTAGATGAATCGGCTTGTAGGTACTGACCATTAGTTCCTGCGGTTAACTTACCTGGCGTATCTGCTGATGTTGCTACAAGAATATCACCTTTGGCATCAAATAGTGTATTTGACAACGTGTTTGCTACATCAAATGGAGTAAAGGTAATTACTTCTAAGATGTCTCCAGCAGTAAGTGCTGCTAGACCTGTGATGCTAATTCCATCTGTAGCATTGTAGTCAGATGTGCGAGCAAGTAATATACCGTTAAGGTAAACTTGTTCTTTTCCTACAAGATAAGAAAGTGTCAGACCAGCATCATCAATACCAGATTTTGATGTTTCGCCACCTAGTGCTGTGAAGCGGAAGCGATAGATTTCTGCAGTAGATGAGATAGTATCCCAAGCGGAACCATCCCAAATATACATAGCATTACTTACTGTCGACCAGTACATAGCGCCAGTAATAAGTGCATTACCGTCATTATCTAATGTTGGAGCAACTGATTTAGCGCCTAGATAGCGGTCGTCAAAGTTGTCATAGGTTGCAGCAGCAGCAGCAGCCGAGGCTGCAGCAGCAGTTGCTGAGCCAGCAACAACATCTACATATTCTTTAGTAGCAGCATCACCAGTTGTGGTAGGGGTTCCAAGACCTGTAATCTTATTTGTACCCATAGCAATAGCGCCAGACATAGTGCCACCCGCTAGAGGTAACTTAGTATCAGCATAAGCCTTAGTTGCTGCATCTGCATTGGATGTTGGTATTCCTAGGTTTGTAACCTTGTGCGTATTAGCGTTTAAGTTACCAGCCAGTACACCAGTTGTCTTATTAAGATAAACACCAGTAAGGTCTACCGCACCAGTTGCACCATCTACAGATAGAACAGAGTCGATTGGTGTGAGCAATTCATTCCAGTTGCTAAGCGTAGTTCCTGGAGTTACTCTAAGGATATATGATTTATTAAGGTCTGAACGAATCGCAATGTCACCGACACCTGCACCTGAGATTGCAAGCATTGCAGCCTCTGATGAAACTACAAATACTTCCGCAATTGCAGTTGCTGGAATATGGTCAAATGGAACTTTACCATTAGTGTCAAGTGGGGCAATGCCGTTGGCAATGCCGTATTGTGATTCAAGGAAAGTAACGCTAACTGCATCTCCATTAGATGTTGCAAGCCCAAGGTTTGTAATTTTCTGTGAATTAGCAGATACTGCAGATGTAGGCGCAGCCATTTGGTCTAGACGATTAGTGCGCACCTGTGTATCAAAATTAGAGATGGTCGATGCTGTCTGTGTTCCAGTATGATTGGCTCGGGCTAGCGGGTCAGTTTCTAACTTGCTAAGAGCAATAGCAGCAGAAGCGTTAATATCAGCATTTACTATTGTTCCATTAGCAATCATGGTTGATGTGACGGTTCCAGTATCAGCCTGAGTTACAGCAGTTCCATTAATTTTTGATGCTGCAATAGCAGCCAAATCGTTAATGTCGGCATTAACAATAGTTCCATCTACCAAATCGGCAGAAGTAATAGTTCCGCCAAGGTCTAATTTGCTTTTAGCAATTGCAGCAGAAGCAGAGATGTCTGCGTTGACAATAGTTCCATCAGCAATCTTACTTGAAGTTACTGCTCCATTTGCCAAGTCTTCTGTGGCAATAGTGCCATCTAGAATCTTAACGGATGTAATAGAACCATCAGCAATTTTTGCTGTGGCAATAGCAGAATCTGCAATCTTTGCTGTAGTTACATTAGCATCAAGAATTTTTGCCGTAGTTACAGAATTAAGTGCAATTTTATCAGCGACAATTGCGCTATCTGCAACCTTAGTAGTTGTAACTGAAAGTTCTTCAATCTTATCAGTTGTTACTGCTGCATTGGCAATCTTGCCTGTGGTAATAGCAGAATCAGCAATATCGCCTGTAGCAATACTGAGGTCAGCAATCTTTGCAGATGTAACTGCACCATCAACCAACTTAGCAGTAGTTACATTTGCATCTGTAATTTTTGCAGTTGTCACAGCGTTTGTCTGTAGCATTGCTGTGGTAATCATATTAGTATCTGTTGTCTCAAGGACGTTGGCAATAGTTAGACCATGCGCTGCAGTTGTATTCTCAATATGGTCATTAGATTCACGATAATCGCGACCGATAGCCATGTGACGTACAACCGCTCCAGCGGAGTGACCTACGTCGGATGAACCATCGACACCACGTGTAATGGTAAGAGTATTGCCAGACGACCAGTTGGTAACATCTACAATTTCTTCAAGCGAAGTATCTGGGTCAATAACTACAGTAAAAGTCTGCCCTGCTGGGATGCTAGATACTGCAAGTAGTGAGCCAGAGTTAACTGTCATTGCTGTAGCGCCAGCAGATAGCGGACTTGCTAGTGTTGTTTTTTGGGAACGGGATTGGTATTTACGGATTGTCATATTCTGCCTATCGACGGGAGTAGTGGACGCGGATTGGGAAGTTGGCTTGCTGCGACTTGGATTCTTCTTGCAAGCGCTGTTGATACAAAGCATAAATTTGCTTTGTTGCAGATTGAGATGAACCGTAAGGACGCTTGGTATCTGTCTCATCAGCCTGTGGACTGACCATACCAGCGCGTGCTGGGTCAAGAGCAGACAGTAAACGATATGTCGCTCCAAGAACTGCAACATCTCTAGTCGATGCTGGTAGCCCTGTTTTAGTTACATAATCTTCTGAGTTGAGTGCAAATGGTGTTGGGTTAGTAGCATATACAACTTTAACTGTACGACCAGAGATAACATAATCTCCAATAGTTACAGTTTGCGCGTTAGCACCAAATGTTGTAGTATCTGCTAAAGCGTCCCAATCCCACTTGCGAATTGGAACCCATTCTTTTGTTGAGCCAATATCCTTCCAAGAAATGCTTAGGATATTACTAATGTTAAGACCATTAAAAGCGTATGTATTTACAGCACCGTTGTAAACAAATGTTGTCGACTTGACTGCCATAATGCTAGCGCCAAAGGCTTCAATAGTATCATTGATTGCTCGTTTAATGGAATATCGTGGAAACGTAGGGGAAATTGTTACTTTATCATCTGTTGAGTGATACTCGGCAGTTGAACCTAAGTATCCGCGACCATAAGGTGCAATGGTTGCTGTTTTATTTACACGGTCAAATGAGTCAATCCAAAGTAATTCTTCACCAATTTCGACAATACCTTTACCAATTGATTCGGTAGATGCCAAAGATAGTACGGTTGGGTTAATACTTGGAGACGTAAGTACGGTTACGTCATCTAAAAGGTGTGTGGTGCGGTCTTGTTGAAGTGTATAACCTGCAAGGTTAATCGTTACTTCGTCAATCATCTGTTCTAATGTTGGCATTAGGATGAAATTCCTCTCAAGGCTACTAGCGCTTCTTTACCTGTTGTACCAGCAAGGGTATTTGCTACCTTGTTTAGACCCTGGTAAAGTTTCTTATCTGTAATACCTGCCTTGACGTTCAGCGCACCTACTAGAGATAATCCAGAAGTGCCAGCCCATTTATTGGCTGCTCCTGCTTCTCCAAGGTATACTGTAAGGGCGGGATAAGTCCCACCATTAGCAAGGCGGTTTAACTCCGAGCACAACGTGCTGCCTGCTACTCCTACTGCCATTATTTCCTCTTATCTCCTACGAATGCATCATAGTAGTTAACATCAAACGAGAACCGTTTCATGTGTGGAACCAGCGCTGATGTGTCACACCAGACTGGTACTTCTGCTTCATTGCATAAGGCGAAGAAGAATATATCTTCTCCCATGAATGACTTATTGACTCCAACTTCGGTAAAGATTGGGGTATTGGGTTTGACTTCTAGAATGCGGGTAATTACTGAACGGTGCATCAAAACAAACCCCATGCCTGCTGCGCCGACTTGTATGAACTTGTCCTTAGGGAGCGGATGTAAACGCTTTATGCCTACTTCCTTATCGTTTACCACGAACTCAAATACAGTTGGGCTGGGGACCATCAGAGGCTCCTCAGGGGTATCTGTAGTAAAGTATACTCCCGTCAAAAGAGGCTTTTCTACAGCGTCCCTTTTGTCCCATAATTTCAGGAACATTTCTGGGCTAATGACTACATCTGAGTCAACCCATAGAATCCAGTCCGACTTTTTATTCTCATACCAATGCTTGACGATAGTCTCGCGTTGACGACCAATCTGGTTGCCCTGGCTACGCAACGTAGTTGCCACCTTGACACCTGAGTGGAGCATTACGTCTGTAATGCCTTGCATAAACTTGCCATCTACCATGCCATTATCGCACCAGGCGATAGTTAAGGTTTCTTCCATTTGTCCCTACCTTTGTTATTTCTTCTTTGCTACCGCAGCATTATCCACTAGATTAGGATATGGTCGACCTGCTGCTTTAGCGCGAGCCTTAGCAGCGGTCTTCTGTGCAGGTGTCAACTTGGTTGACTTCTTGACTGGATTAGGCTTATCCCAGAATGCTTTCTTCTTTACCATTTGACTTTGTCCGCCCAGTATGCAGCAGACATCTTGCCCTTGGCAATGTTCTTAGCGTGACGAGCCTTAAATGAAGCCTGTCGTGCAGTTGGTTGCCTATCTCCAGTTACGCCTTGCTGTCCAAAGCGAATTGTCTTAACCTGGTTTCCGTCCTTTGCCACCACAACATGCGACTTAGTTGGGTGTGTAGGTGTACGCTTAGGCTTGTTAAAACCAGCCACGCCAGCCTTCTTTAATCTTGAATCTGGCATTACTTCTTCTTTCGCGCTGCGCTCAATGCAATAGCAATTGCTTGCTTGCGCGACTTAACAACAGCGGCTTTTCTTGGACCCTTTGGGTCTTTACCAGAGTGAAGCGTTCCACGCTTAAACTCACCCATAATCTTTTTGACTTTATTGGTAGCCATTACTTTTTCTTTCCCATCTTTTTGGCTACAGCCTTCTTCTTTGTGCCATATTCTCTAAAACGCATAGCAGGAGACTCCATCATTTCGTGACGCTTCTTTGCTGCGGGTGACTTATACTTTTCGCTTTTAACTGACATTATTATTTCACCTTCTTGGTATATCCGCCTGTTGGCACCTTGCCACCCTTAGGAATTACAACGCCTGTGTTACGATAAATCTTACGTGGGTCTGTAATCTGTGGATTCGCTGCGCGGAGTTCCTTAAGGGATACTCCAGAACGTGCCGCAATTCCAGATAGTGTATCACCAGTAGTGACGCGATACTTGTTTCCAGTTATCTTTGCTGGCGGAGGAGTTGATACAGATGGCTTACCGCCACCCTTGCCTCCTGTTGTAGACTTACCTGCTGGAGGCTTAGGCATAGTTGCTGCCTTCTTTTCTGCCTTCTGTGCAAGTGCTTTAAGTTCCTGTAGTCGGTCCTTACGGGTCTTTCCTACCATGCCTACTGAAAGAATATTTGCAGCGTTACCAAGGTCTGTCTTAACTGATGACAAGAGATTTTTATTAGAGCCAGTTGATGTGTACTTTGGCTTCTGACCCTTTGCGACAGCAATACGGTTTTCTAGTGCTTGAATACGACGGAAGTCCTTTTCAGCCTGACCGCTAACAACCTGCCCCACTTCCTTTGCGGCACCAACTACTTGCCCAATTCGTAAACCAATCTTAGCAACCTTACCTGCGCTCTTAAGAAGTTTAGCAGGCTTAGATGCCGCAACCTTCTTAGCAGCAGTGGTCTGCGAAGCAGCCTTAATTGTCTTTACTGTCTTAGTAGAACCGACTGCCTTCTTGGCAGCACCAGTAACGCCTGCAACTTTTCCCTTGGGCTTCAATGGAGCATTAGAAGGTGCCTTAGCCATTGTATCTTTAAACTCTGCAGCAGTTGGAGCCATAGAGCCAGTACCCTTTGGTGTAGGAGCCTTAGACTTAGCATCATCAAGTGTTTGAAGTTTGGTTGTTTGAGTTCCCTTTGGCTTAGGTGCTGATGCTTTAGCCTCATCAAGAGTTTTCAACTTAGGTTCAGTTGGTGTTGCAGCCTTTGTATTGGGAACAGTACGCTTCTTAATCGCAGCAGTAGATGGCTTTGTAGCCTTTTGCTCTGCAACCAGTTTATCAACATTAGACTCAAACTTAGCAATGTCTGCTTTACCCATCTTAGGAGCCATAGGCTTCTTAGCAGCAGTTTTCTTTGCTGGAGTAGACTTCTTAGCAGTAGTCTTCTTTGCTGGGGTAGACTTTGTTGGTGCAGCAGCCTTAGCAGGTGTAGCAGTCTTAGCGGGTGTAGCAGTCTTAGCGGGTGCTGGGTTAGCCCTACGTGCAGCCTGTGCAGCCTTTGCCTTCTTTGCTGCAGCAATTAAATCTCTTCGTAGTTCGATTTCTTTTCCTAAAGCCTTGTATTCTGCTTTAGTTCCAACACGCTGCTTAATAGGCAATTTTCCTTCTCCCTTTGCAAATTTACGTTGTTTCTGACGTGCAGCCTCTTTTGCTGCATTCTCTTTATTGGACTTTGCATTTGCTGCTGCTTCGCTCCTAGTAAGCAACGGCTTATCCTGATATACACCACGATAAGTAGGAACTTCTCCACGCTTCATGCCAGCAGCAGCAACTCGCGCTTCTTGAGGACTAATTTTCTTTGCTTGAATTGCCGCTCGGGTTGCAATATTTCTGCGTGCCTGGGCTTGAATTGCCTTTAATTGTGCTGATGTAAGAGCCATATTGATTCCCTATTATTCCTTGTTGAGTATTCCAGTATTTACTACTTCTGCTACACGCTTTGTAATTGTATGAGCCTTTGGCATTGTTTCAGAATTGTAGGCTTTGCCTAACTTCTCTGATGCTTGGTATGCAGCCTCTACATGGGCTTCTGATGTGCCACCAGGCTGTATGCCGTCTGCTCTTGCTTTCTTGTAATTATCTAACTTATGTCGCCATTTTTTATCTGGAATATCTCTTGTAGCATCTCCTGCATTCATCTGTATAGTTTTCACTTTACATCCGAAACAGTCGCAATCTACAGAGCAAGGAGCCTTGATTGTATCATACTCTCCAGTACCTTCAAAAATAGTTTCTGACTTAACGTCACATATCGTGCAACCCCACAGGGATACTTTAGAGCGTACGTTTCCATTTTCTAAAACGTAGTCCCACTCAAGCACTTTCCCTATATGTCCGCCTGTTTCACAAATCATTTGTCCCTACTCTACTATAAAGTTGCTTTCCGTTACACCAACGCCAGCAGCGATTAGTGCCGTTTTGACCGCTTCGCTGACGCTGTGCTTATGACCACCTGCGTAGAATTCTTCGTAGGTGTCAATGTTATCCTGTGATGGGTATCTGTCCTGAAAGTAGACACCGTTATCTTTGGCGATTGAGATACCATTACGTATCTTCAATAGGTTCGAGAATAGTCTAAGTTGGACATTACTAGGTACTTCTTCCACATAAGGTGGACTGAAAAGATAAGTTGCCATTATTCTCCTTAATGAACTTACTGATGAGTAGGGATTGCTCCCTACCCACCCGTCAATCAATTAAGCGATTGATGAACCTGATTCGATGCGGTATAGCGCATCTTCACGGTAACGTGCGAAACCAAGAACACCGTACCAACCGATTGGCTGGAAGCGCTTCAAGCGGTCTGTAACAGGTCCGAGAACTGTGTGTGGCTCTTCGCCAACAGCCTCAGCAAGTGCCTGCTTACCAGCAATGATTGTGCGATACACCTTTGCAGATGCAGCACCATCAGTTGCCTTGTACAGACGTGGTGATTCTACGAAGAATGCACCAGCGTATGAACCAATTTCAGAAGCCCAGATGCGGTCCTGTGAAGCACCGTACTGGTTAGGCAATAGCCATCCTGCTGAACCTGTTTCTGCCATGAGGTCGTGAGCAACTTCTGGGTGGATTCCAGCCCAGTACATTGCACCCTTGCGACCCTTAGCCTTGTTTGCACGCAACTTCGCAACAGCCTTACGGATGTTTGCAGAAGAGAGTGTTGCAGCAGCAGTGATTGTTGCTGTTGATGTAGCAGTTGCGCCTGAGTAGATTACGTTGCTTCCACCGCGAAGTGTAGTCATTGCAATCTCGTCGATTGAATCTGCCTGGTTAACAGCCATGAGGTTAACGATGTCATCGTCTACGCCGACGTAAGAGAAAATCTTAAGTGCGCGTGTGTTGGTTGTTGAGTTACCGAACTCCTGAAGAGTAATTGTAACTGTTGTTGGTGTTGCTAGTGTAACACCATCTGGGTCAACTGTCTCATCAAGAGCAGTTGTAACCTTTGTCATTTCTGGGTGGAGTTGCATTACTACAACTGAACCTGGAATTGTTTGGTCGGTTGGACGCTTGTCTGCTACAGAACGAATTAGTGGTTCGTCACGCAACGCGAATTCAATCATTCGGTCGTATGCCTTCTGTACGAGACCAGCGCTACCAACTGTACCGCCGAGAGAACTCGACGCGGTAGATGTAAATTGCTGTGTCATGTATTCACCCTCCAAGGTGATAGTTTAACTATGATTATTGCGAGTTCAAGATTGCGCGTAATTCATCTTCCGATTTCGCATTTGCGATACGCATTTCTAGGTCTTGTCCTCGGTCGGGCGCGTTAGCACCCATAACTGATGAATCCTGTCGGCGCAATGCCTCAAGGTTTTCTCCAGTAGGTGCATCTTGACCTGCTGTGTAGCCAAATAGGTCTCCATTATCTTCAAGCCAGTTATTAACTGACTCTTCGGTAACTTCATCCAAATCTTTGAGTGCTAAACGTGCAGCCTTAAGATTCACACCCTTCTTTTCTAGGACTTCTTTGACGATTGACTCACGTTGCTTCTTTGAGTACCCTTCAAGTTGCTCAGTAAGTTCCTTGATACGTTTTTCATCTGCTCGCTTGGCTTTACGTAACTTCTTGAGAAGGTCGCTGCCATCACCATTAAAGGTTTCAGTTTCTGTTGTATCGTCGTCTTCATCTTCATCCCAGTAGTTGTTGCTCATAGCAACCACCCTTCTATTCGTTGTAGTTCGCAAGCCTCAAGGTTTATTCGGGGGAATAATTTGGCTCTTGCTACCAGTCTATTACTCTGACGGGGCTGGTGGGTCCGTTCAGGATTCTATTTGTTAGAGTATATCTCTAGCACGTTGTCCACGTAATGCGCTTGGTGCTAGACCAGGACCGCCTTGGAATCGTGCCATTTCTTTAAGTTTAAGCGCTTCTAATCTATCCTTTTCAGCCTGGCTTTGTTCAAATACAGCCTTCTGTGCTTGCTGTTGGGTATACTTGCCGCCTTCAAACTCTGCGAGTACATTAGCACGTTGCAACTGATTAACTTGACCAAAGCCTGTAAGTGCCTGTTCATAGTTAAATCCACGTGCAGCAATATCACCAGCAGTTGCTAAGTCTACATTGATTCCTTGTGAACCAGCAGCAGACAGTATGCCGACCGCTTCAACCTTGTTCTGTAGAGCCTTGTATCCTTCTGGACCAGATAGCAACGCCCTAGCAATTGACACGCGGTCTACGCCAGGGAAGTATTGATTTAATGTATCCTTCAAGGACTTAGGAGCAGTATCAATTGCTTCAAATGTTTGGCTAATAATTCTACCAACTTCAAGTACGGATTTACCTGTACCAATAATGTCACCAAGAAATTCTTGATTTGCTAAGTCAGTAAGACCCGCTTCTCTTAGAACGTCACCCATATCAGACTCTGCCTTGACGAACTCTGCAATAGTTGGTACGCTGATTGCTTCACCCTTTTGTAGACGTTCCTGCAAAGCAAAAACACCCTTAAAGCGCTTTGTAAATTGCGGAGCAAGTCCTTTATCTTTTGCTTCATAGAGAGCAAAGTTAAGTGATTCATCAATAGTGGAGCCAGTTTTATAAAAACCAGAAGCCAATTGATACATTTCCTGCACCCAGGGCTGTGCTGATTCATTCTTGCCCATCATAAGTGCTAGTGTATTAGCAAACGTATCTTTAGCAAGCGTACGTTCTGATTCAGTTGTAGTTCCAGTTGAACCAGGTACAAGTGTATTAACTTCTTCTGGACCAGCGTATTCTCCACCATTGCCATCAGCATAGATAGGTGTCTTTGTATTTGCAGTACTACCACGTTCATAACGAAGTAAAGTTCCAGCCTTAGGAAATTTAGTCCCTGGTGGCAAAACAACTGGTGGTACAACTGGTAACGCTGTTGTTGTAGCAGGAGCAGTAGGGGTAGGAGTAGTAGGTGTTTTTACACCTACTCCAGTAATATAATTAGGTGTAGTTACGGGCGCATATCCTGCGGGTGCTCCACCGATTGTAACTGTAGGCTGCAATGTAGTTGTTGGCTTATAACCTGCTGGCGCTCCGCCAATAGTTACGGTTGGCTGTAGTTTTGATACAGAACCTACTTGACCAAACGGAGTACCAACATTAGCAGATGATGGTGCAGGTGCAGGTGCAGGAGTTAATCTCCTTAGCATTCTTGTATCTGAATCGTCTATAGCCATTATACTCCAAATCCTAACGCTCTAGCAAGCCCTGTTGCTGCATCACGTGCATCTTCATTAGCCTGCTGTGTCAATTCATACTTTGGGTTCTTCTTGGCTTCAACCATAAGTTCATAGTATGATGGTTGCTGACCCTTACCATCTGGTCCAGCACCACGAATGTACTTGAGAATAAGTGGGTCATCCATACGAATATCTTTTACATCCATATCCCAAGTCTTTGCTAACATCTTGATGATTGGTGAAGCAATGTCATAAGTTGTAAGGGTTGGGTCCTTATCAAATCTATCTGAAAATTGTGGATATTCTTTCTTTGCTTCGCGTTGAAGTTCTACTGTATAATCTTCAATAGTCTTCTTGCCCATAGCAATGTTTTTAGCCTCTAGTTGCGCTTCGGCTTCTGATACACCAAGCAACTGAAACTTATCAAGGAGACCGCGCACTTTAGCAATAGCATCAAGAGATTTAGCACCGAGTGTAGCCTCATCTTTAAAGTTGATACGTGACCAAATAAAGTCTTTAGCAAACTCTGTAGGTTTAAAGAATGATGGAAACTCCTGACGAGCAGTTTCTTCCATAACTTGACGAGTTGCTTCTGGAGTTGCTCCAGGTACAATTTTTTGACTTGTACTTGTAACTACACGTTCAATTTGTTCATTCTGCTTTTTTTCAAACTCAGCCATAAACTTTGTAATATCATCTTTGGTAAACTTACCCATAAAGTCTGCTTCTCTAGCAGCAGTTTCCATTAAAGCCTTTGCTGTAGCATAGGTCAACTTAGTTACAGAAGATGTCGTATCTTTAGATGCTGTGGATGTTGGACCATCAGCGCTACCAGCAAGATTAGCAAGGAAGGGGGCGATACTATTTAAGAGTGCTTCATTTTGAGCAGCCTGATTTGGATTATCTTTGGCTGCATTTTCTCTGGCTAAACGCGCTTTCTTTTGCGCTGCTGTCTCTGCCATGTTAGTTAACCGCCTTCAATGTATCGTTGTCAAAGTAATTCTTGATGATATTCTTTAAATTAGGGTCCCATTGCTCAGAACTAGAAGCCACCCATTCGTTGTAACCTTCTCTAATTACAGACTTGCGTGGGTCATAATCAGGTAGTGATTGATAGAATGTAGTAAAGACATTACGAGCCTTTACGAACAATGCTGCATCAGACCAGAACTGTGTGTTTTTATTTGCATTCATAAATTTCTTATCACCAGTAATGGTCTCAAGAGCACGTGCATACTTATATGATGTATCTCCGCTTGCGGACATCTGGAACTCGTCATACCATTCTTGACTTTGCGCTTTGAATGTTGTAAGAGCAAGACCATCTAGAACCGCTTTAAGTTCTGGATGAGCACGTAGTGTTCTACCATCTGTAATCTTAGCCTCTAACGCATCGCGCACTAAAGTGTATTGCTGCCAAGTACGGTTCTTGATGCGCTCTGCTTCTGCTTCTTGTGGTGTAAGTTTCAAGTCGTTAATACGCTTGCTTGTTCCAGGAAGTTTCAAGTCAGGACTAGAAAGAATGTTTAGGATATTAGTTGACTGTTCCGATGGGTCACGGCTAAGGTCAGCAGTAAGAAGACTGACAATGCTAATGTTACCAGGTTCAATTGCTGCTAGTTTGCCAACTAGTTCATCGTTATCATCAAATACTCGCTTGTAACCTTCATAGGTTGCAGGTATATTAATGTTACGGCTACTGCCAGTTGCAGAAACTCGGTCAACCATAAACTTAGTGCCAAGTGTAGAAATCATTTCATCACCAGCAGCATCACGTGCTGCCTGTGTGGATAGACCTTGCTTGTTGTACTTTTCGACCAACTTCCAATAAAGGTTAGTTGTCAATCGCATTGGGTTGGTTTCTACCTTGTAGGGCACACCAGCAAGTGAGATAAATCCAGAAAGGAACTTATTAGTCCAAAGAGTTTTTGTTTCTCTTTCAATCTGTGCATCAGTTGGGAATGTGTCTTCTACTCCCATTTCAACTAACATCTTGTGATAGTTATATACTGAACGCCAAGAGGCAAGATAGTCTGCCTTACCCTGGTTTCCAGTTGCTGCATTGTACAATGCGTTAGCGTATGGAGGAGTAAATGCTCTAGTCAAAGATGTTGGTGCTCCGTAAGGAAACACAGTATCAAACGAGAATACGCCAGTACTATCCATGATAGACCTAATGTCATCTTCTGTTCCAGGGAACTTCTTCATGATTTTACCAACAGATAGTGCTGATATAAATGCTGGAGATGGCTGGTTAAGTAAGAATCCAATAGACCTAGAATTGAGCGCTAGACCCTCGTCCATGTAACCAAGTCCCATTTCATTGCTTCCAGGAACAATTAAGTGTGTAATAGCATTGATGTCTTCAGTAGGATTACCATTTTCATCTACGCCAAATGTCTGGAATGCTCGCCCGTAGTTATAGGCAAAACCCAATGAACGTGCAGGGTTCTTAACGGCAAGGCGACCATAGCGATAGAATGCGTTAACTGTTGCAGTTGGAAAGGCAACTACTGCGCGTGCGTTGTGAAGCAAGCGATTCTGACGACGTACTGTATATACAGTTTTTTCTAGTTCTTGAATTGCTTCGCGACCAGAGGATTGACGCAAAGCATTCCAACGAGCAGGTGTCATTTCAACACCTTGCTTGATTAGATAATCAGCCTTGCGTGCCATAGCATCTAGCGCTACGTTATCAAAGAATGCATTACGAATAGGGTTTTCGGCGCTTGCCATTTTGCGGAAGATTGCAGCGGCTGCATTGTTAACAACATTACTTACAGCAGCATACTTTCCTGTTGACATTGCGCCATCAGAAACTCCATATGCAAAGTTAGTTGGGGTAATATCGTAAAGTTCATCTACATAAGGCGCTAACCAACCAGTTAATTCCTGTGCGGTTACTTCACGCTGTAGAATTGCAGCACGCGCTTCCATTGATGGGAATGTACGATTAATAAGGGCTACTTTATCTGCAAGATACCCAGGAACCTGCTTAGGTTCATAAATATCAAAGTGCTCAAGATAACGTATTCCTGATTCGCTCTTAGCCCAAGTCATTAGTTCATCCATAGACTTATTTGCTAGAATTAAGTCCATAAGTGGGTCTTGACGTACGATACGGTTAGCAACGTGTTCCAGTTCACCAAAGTATAGTGGGTCAGATACCTTTACGGCGCTTGTTGGAACCTTGCGAGAGATAATACCCTGACGTGTTCCAACTGACAACTCACCAAGAAAGTTAAGGTCTGATGTGCGAGCGTTACTTATTTCTGCACGCATCGCTGCGCTAAAGTTATTCTGTCCAGTAACGAATGAATCGATACTTACAAGTTCTCCATTGACCATACGCATTTGGCTATCTGCAGCATAGTAACGCTTCTTGAATGCAGCATTCTTGCCCCAGACATCAGCCTGTTGCTTTAGCGCTGGCTTAAGTTCATCAAGAATATTATCAATAGTCTTATAGGCAGCCTCTAGGGCAGCATCTGCTTTCTTGATAACATCCTTATTGGTAGCCATATTTTCAATAACTAACTTATAGTTATTAATTGCTTCATCTACCTGGTCAAGTTCTGCTTTTTTTGCTGCTGATGAAGGACGTGACTTAAGGAATCCTATGCGACGTTCAAGTGTTGTAAGGCTTGGGATTGCTTCTTTAGCGCCAAATGGAACCATAGCAGAACGCAAATCTAGTTCAATTTCATCAAGTAAACGTCCTGCTGCTTCTAATTCTTTTACTGCTGCAGGAGTTGCGACACTCTTTACTGTTGGAGATAAGTTATCACGAAGTAATCCTTCTACTTCTACTTGCAGTTGGTCCTTGATAGCAGATGCTTTTTCGTATGCAGACTGCTTATCTGCTACAGCATTGTTGGCTGCTTTCCATTCACTACGATTAAGATTTTTGCTTATGCCGTACCGTACAATATTTCTAGAGTTCTTTAATGCTCGAACTGTCATTCCTGTTACATCTTTGTAGATAAATTCCATTCCCTGTGCAATAGTTGCACTGACAATTGGCTCCGCAATAGACTGCTTAATGATGTACATGGGACGTACAAGTACATCAAATGTCCATACGCGGTTCAAATCGCGGAATACTGCTGCGGCTAAGTCTTTGCTTTCTAATGCAACATTCTTTGCCTTGCTTGGTTCAAAAGCCTTTAGCATTTGATTCTCGATAGAATCCCAAGGTGTAAAGCGATAAGATTCCTCTAGTTGGCGAATTGTCTGTGCGCTAGTTTCAATGCGACGACCATCGTGACCAATTGCAAAGCCAGTAGCCTTGAGTGAGTCAATTCCTCGATTTACGTTACCTCTAAAATTACGAATGTGTGAAACAATCTCTGGTTCACTATAGATGCCAACCTTATAGGCTAACATTCTGCCAATTGCTTCATCAATCTTATCTAGTGCTTCAATTTCATTCTTACCAATTGAACCCATGTACTGTTCTTCAAAGTCGCGACGCACATCCGCTACTTTTCTAAATACGTTTGGAGCAACTTCAATCTTTGCATTGCCATCATTGAATAATTTAAGGTTATTTAAGAATGAATTAAGTTCGATGCGACCATCAAGTGGGCGTACACCAGAGAATGTTACAAAGCCCAATGGCTTATATTCTGACTGACGAGCGGTCATCTTAACAAGAGTAGTGGCTATGCCACCAATTCTTTGACCAAGTTTAACTTCCAAGAAGTCTCCAACTTGTTCAAACTCACGGAAACGTGCAGAACCTTTAAGGTCGCGTACTAATGCCTGTCCCTTTATATATGCATTAATTCCAACAGTAGGTTCTAACGGCATAAATGCTCTACCACCTACAAGTGGACTATAATTATCATCAAAGAATGCTTCACGAATCTTTACAAACTGTGGATTCTTTTCGATTGCTGCATCGTATGCCGCCTTCAAACGTGGGATTGCTGCACCCTCTGGGATATAGACTTGACCAGTTTGAATAAATTTATTCTGTAATTGTGCTGCAGTATCTGCTAAATCAAACAATTCGTCTGGTGCTGTGAGTGCAAGACGCTCCATTGCTGCAATATTACCTTTATCTGCAAGAATAAGGTCTTTTACCGCATTTGGTGTAGATGCATCACGAACAAGATTAATAAGACGACCATTAGTGCTATACTTGCCAACAATGTCAGAAATTACACCGTAATCTTTAGATTCGGATAAAATATTCATGTGTGTGCCAGAAACTGTTTGAGTTCCTTGCTTACCACCGCTGGTTGCAAAAGCAATACCAGTATCCATGTCTGCTGCTAGGTCATCTACGGTTTTATTGGCAGTATAAAGTCCAGCCTTTGCTCCGCCAGATTTGGCTGCAATTCCAGCAACCTTTGCGACAGCACCAAGAGCGGCATTACCAACAAAAAAGTCGCCGATACCAGTAAACCATCTACCCACAGCATTATCTACGTAATTCTTTTCAATGCTCTTGTCGTTCCATAAGTCAACATCATCAATATCAATTCCGCCACTTTCCAGAACCATCGCTGAAAGCGACTTTACTCCTGGAATTAAATCAGACTTAGTAAGAGCCTGCATTGTTGATACTTTGGCGCTACGATTGTAAGCAGCCTTAATATCATCAAACTGAAAACCTTCTTCGTACTGACCTTTTTTGTAAAGTGGTGAAGTAGAATCTGAAAGCAATGCAGCAGTTGACAAAGGACGGAAGACATAAGGTGATAAAACTTTAGTATTAAGTGCTACTGCTCCACGAAGAAGCAAGTCACCTGTTCCAGCAGCAGCCTTCTTGGCAACGCCGAATCCTGGTACATTACTTAGTGTTTCATCTGTAGTCTTAAGAGCATCTTTTACTGTGTTATGAAGACTTTGTTCTCTTTGTAGTTCTTCTTCACTAAGAGTTTTACCTCCGCCAGTAAAGCGTTGTCCAACTGCCTTAGCGGTTGACATGGCGCTGGTGAAATTATCCCATGCTCCCATGATTACCCCCTAAAGTTTTTAATGTAATTTTTTTCAGTTCCACCTTTGACATCTTCATTGGTAATAGCCAAGATGAACGAATCACGTTCTTCTGGAGATTTCCAAGACATCATTGCCAGTTCCATTGCAATTGCTGCGTTCTGATAGCCAAGTGAATTGGCAAACTTATCAATATTATCAAATAGGCTTCCTGGAAGCCATGCTGGATTATTCATTATTGACTCATTAAGTAATTAACAAAACGTTTGAATGAATCAGGAGCATCTTTGTAACTAGCAGCCTGTACCAAATCAGGAAGGTACTGTGCAATAATTGCTCTATTTTCATCTGGACGTGTGTTAGAAGATATATTTTTAGGTAGCGCATCGGAACCAACACCAGGACCAAAGTCGCTACCCGCTGTAATTGGTTCCATTGGATTCTCGGTTGGGTCCATCAATGTACGAAGTTGAGCCATTGGAGAACCTTGAAATGATGAGGATGGTGCTACTGGAGCCTGAGACATTGTTGCACCTTGCTGTTGTTCCATAAGTGCTTTACCTTCTCCGTATTTACCGCCTGAGATGTAACGATTAGGCTGCCCATCCTTAGAACCAGCGCCACCAGTTGCAGACACACCTGTGTTATTCTGCGGTGCAGTTGGTCTATATCCGCCTTGTACCATTATATCTCCTACTTAGAATACTGAATTTTAGTTATGATAGGTTCTGCTGTGTAAATATCCCATTGCGCAGCAATGCTAATTGCTTTTCTTACTGCCTTCTCAACCGATTCTGGCTTTTCTAGTCTTTGAATACCCAGCGCTTCAAGCGCCCCAAGAGCGACATCTCCTCCAGAACCAGAGTAATAAATCCCGCGAGTATCCCTATCCCAAGAGTAATCTTCAAAGACAGGATAGATGATGCCTTTAACTGAGATAAGAAACGATGAATCATGTCCTGCTGCGTCCCCATCTTCTTTCATATCATATCCAGCATCTATAAATGCTTTACGCATTGCTGGAATAAAAGTCTGCGTTACCCATAAATCTAAATTAACACCTGCTGTTGGGCGAGGTGCTTTCCAACCAAATTGCATAATATTAGAGCCACGACCTGCACCCGAACCAGCAATTAAGATTCCGTTGTTTTCGACAATCTTGTGTGTCGCCATATTCATTGGACGACCACTCTCATCACTAGAACGTGAATCACATCCTAGTACCGACCAACCGTCACCTTGAATCGCTACTAGCGTTGTCATATTATCCCTTTGTTGTAACTCGTCCCGTTGCCTTGCCGCTACCACTTAAGGTAGATAAAATTGTCTGTAAATCTGGCGGTGGTGCTGATGGTGCTAATGCTTGCTGAGAGCCTCCTACTGGAGCGCCACCTGGAACAGGGGACGGCTGCTCGACAGGAGAACTTGGTACTCCAGCAGGAGGAACTGGTGCTGCAGGAGCGAAGATGTCGCCTACTGCGTCTTCGAGGGTAACACCCTTTTGACGCGATTTGATAACCGCAGCAATCTTAGAAATAATAGGAGATACATCTCCACCAGTAGCAGCCATCTGTGGAATAGACTGTGTAAGCGCACTAATAGAACTAAGCAAAGAAGCACGAAGTCCTTCGACTTCAATCTTCTCTAGTTCTTGCGTTACGTTAACTGTAAATGGTAACTCGCGCATTGCCATGTCCTTAGAGATGAGTCCACCACTAAGTGCCTGTAGCATAAAAATAAGTCCTTGTGCAGGGTTAAGACCAGCAAGCATACCATAACGAACGTCTGCAGAGTAGTCACCCTTAATGTCCTTAGCAGGCTTATACTCTACTTCGTATGGTGAACCTGAATCTACACCACGAATAGTCTTGGTTTCTGAAAAAATTCTTTCATCTACCTGGAAGCAAATCTGAATAACATCACGAAGTGCCGCTGCAAAAATTGCTTGCGCTGATTTAACTTGTGTGTCAAAGGCTCCCATAAGAGCCTGAACGCCTTGACCTGTAACAACAGATGCGTCAATATTTCCTGAACGACCTTCTGGATAACGAGTACCAGCACGAAGTTCTTGGTTAAGTAATTGTGATTCTGTAAATGCACCCTGTGGGATGGTTAGTTCAACACGTCGAACGCCCGCTGGGTTGGCGGTACGGATAACCGCGTCGCCACCCAACTGGAGTTCTTGTACGTCATTTGGTAGCACGATTGGTGCTTGTACAGACTTCTCTGCTGCTTCCATAGCCAATAAGGCGAAACGGTTGCGAAGAAGTTGGATTCCTAATACGTCGTCGAATTGTCCGCGCAGTTCGCCATCAATAGAAGGCTTACGTGCAACGACAACCATCATTTTCCCAAGCGGGTTTTTTGCTTGTGAAAGAACTAGATTTTCTTTTGCTGGTATATAAATAATAGACTGGTCTTTATCGTAATAACGAATAAGTTCTACCAAGACATCGAGGTTCTGCTTGTAGCCTTGACGACCAAGCAGTTGAACTTCGTACTCTGGGAACTGAGCGCAGACTTCACCTAGTGATAATGTGTACTTCTTAGCATATGCCACGCATCGCCCGTAGCGGTCGAATTCTGGGTAAGCCCCGATTGGATTTTCTACTCGGATTCTTGGCAACTTGCTTTCTTCATCCAGTTCAACAAGGAACGGAATGAAACCATATGTAATGTACCAGTCAGCGCCTGAATACATCTGTACTGCTAAGTCTGAATGCTGGAAGTAATTTGATGCAATGCGAGTACGCTTGTCAGCAAAGTTACGTGCGCGGTCATTAACAGAGTTGGCTGCTGAGCAGTTAATCGCTGGCAAAGGAGCCATGACCTCGGAGAGGTCGCGCGCAACCACATCAATAAAGTTGCTACTACGTTGGCGCTTACGCCTTCTGGAAAAAAGTCAGGATATACTTCAGAAATCTTACCCTTACGTACAGCAAGGACATCCAGGTTGCGCCCGTCGCGCTCGCTGTGGCGCTTACGGAGAGATGATACTCTCTGTATTACGCCTTCCATTGATAATGCCATTGTAGTCCTATCCGTAGTTTTGATTCCATTGCTCTGAGAATGCATCATCTAAGTTGATGGAGCCTCTACTTGAACGCTGGGCTCTGGTTGCCCATCTGTTCTGCTGGTACTTAACCGCCAATCCTGACTGCTGCATCAACTCGCGGATGCGAATAATCGCAAACCACAAAGCCATAACACAGTCGGTTGGGTTTCTAGTATCAGGTTTCCAGGTGATAAGTTGCTGTACTAGACTCTTCATACCTTCCGAGCCTTCGTTAGAAGGTAACTCGATTAGGTTGTTATCCTGGAAACGTCCATCACGGACCTCACCGAAGAGCGAAGCCATAGATGCCACACCAAAGTTTGAGTCCCACTTGTTCTTGCTAGTATAGTGGGGCTTAAGTTGGCAACCATGGGTTGTACAAAAGTCTCTGAGCACATCATCAAGCACGTAGGCTTTTTGATGCGCGTTAATCTCAATACGAAGTTCCTGTGGCTTATACTTGATAATCCACTCTTCTAAAAGATTTTGAATCTTGTGAGGAGTAGGTTCTGTCATATTGACGCAATCTAGAATATAGATACGTCCATCAGCCTTATTGTAAGTAGCAACCACCGCAGCCGTAGCACCTGCCATAGCAGGGTCAAGACCGATGATGGTATACGTTCCTTCTATCCGCCTAGGATGTCCTGGCGTATCTGGCTTGAGCGGTCCGCGCTTGCGCATTCCGTTGACCGAACCTGCGATTGCAGCAGGTGGGAAGATGGAATCTGTCTCAACATCTTCTTGCTGATAAACCATCGCCCATACTGAGGGAGTAACCTCAGAGCGACGCTTAAATAGCGAGGGTCCATCCCACTTGGGGTATAGTCCATTCGGGAGTTGGTCATCAAGGTCGTTTTCCTGTTGGTCCGTTTCAGCCCATAGCGTTTTCCATTGCTTAGGGTCTTCGTCAAATTCTAGTACGGCTGGCATAGCGCAGTAAGTAAAGGGGCTTTTGCCACCAGTCCAATGCTCGCTGTTGCGTAGTTCACGGTAGAGGTCAATCGGAGATACGCGAGTACCGACGATAATCAACTTGCCGTGTCTACCCAGACGAGTAATAACTTCCTTCTGGAGCCACTCCATCTGCTTTTCCCACTCATGGGCGTTTGCACCCATCACAGCATCGTCAACAATAATGAGG